TTGGGGGCGCCGTCCTGGCCCGGGTGGCCGCAGACACGCTCCTGGGGATACGGACCATCGGTTCCCTCGAAGTCGCCAACGCCCGCTGGTCCTCGATCCATTTATCGTACTGTCCATTGACTAACCGGTCCAGGAACTCATCCTCGTCAATCTGAACCGGCACCACGTAGCAATAGCAATGCGGATGCGGCTTCCGGGGAACGTCGCCCTTGGGGAAGATCCCCGCTCCTTGGTCAAACTTGTCCTCATGCGCGTACTCATCACAGATGTCCGCCTTGGGATGCGAAGAGGACAGGTGCCATTGCATAGAATGGATCCAAGGCTTATCCTGAACTTGCTGAACCGCTACCGCGTGGAACGCATTGTTGATCTCACTCCTGGCTAGCCGCATGGAGGCGTACCGCACGCCACCGGGCGTGTTAGGGTTGAACCAGTTGACCGCCTCCGCCGCGAACTCCTTGGCGGTTTTGCCTTGCGCCAGGAGACTAGTGATGCGTTGGTCGATCCGGCTGCCTAGCCACACATCAGTGTTATAGATGCGTTGCGAGAGGTCTGTATAGCTCAAGTCCATACGCGCCAACGCAACCTCGGTAGTTCGCGCTAGGCCGAACTGAAGGTTGCTCGTTACCTCCCGCGCAAGCGAGGTCCAGCCTAGCTTGTCCAACACGTAAGCGTCCAGCATTGTCCCTAGCTGAACTGAGCGAGCCGCAGCGTCTATCCGTCCCGCCTCCACTATCCGCCCAAGCTGCCGCATCAAGCTAGCCTGGCGCTCCAGCAAAGCTCTCCGTACCGTGGCCATCTGCTGGTACCGGACGGGATCGCTCATTGACAAAGCCGTCTTGGATATGATGCGGGTCATATCCTTTTGGAGAGAGCTAGCCGCATCCGCGAGCATGGCTATCACCTGTTGGTCCGTGGCGACCTGGACCTGAGCGTACGCGCGGATCCATTCACCCGGCGCCGGTTGCGGGAACGGCGAAGTCACGCGGGCACCCACCTACCCTCGCGAATGAAGCCGTGGTGCTGACAGGACCGACACAAGAGACTAGGGCTGAGCGTGAGCGGAGCCCGGCTAATGACATCCCAAGTAGGTTGTCCAGCCGGGTAGCTCGTCCCGGCAAACGGAATCCATCCACCGCATAACTCTCCGGCCGGAGTCAGATGCCATTCATTGATACCTACCCACTCGTTATTGTCGCCCCAAACTACGCGGGTGTACTTGGTCCCGTTACCGAGATCAATGGCTTCGGAGTCGGTCGGCATATCCTCCCAACCCTTGCCAACAACACTCACGACTCAATCTCTTTCCGCTTGTCAACAAAGGCCTGGGTCCGGTAGGGCTCGGGAGGTGGCTGATCGCCCGGAACGTACCCACCAGTTGTAACGATGAAATTGGACGCATTGAATGTTGAGCCCGTTCCGCTAGCGCTACCGAAGCTAATCCAAGGCTGCGGGCGCTCCTCAAAGTCATCCGTTACGAGCGTCTTCATGGGGTTGGTACCTCCTCCACACTAGCGCCTCCGGCCTCTAGACCGAGGCGCGCTGCTTCGGCGTCTAGAGCCGCAGTCTCTACCGCCGCCATACGCGTCAACAGATCCTTGGGGAATGTGAACCCAAGCTTGCCCGCCAGGTACTCCTGCGCGTACTGCGCGTCGATGATCTTGGCGGTTATGAGCTCAACAATCTCCGCGATCACGGCCGCGCGATCCACCGGCATTGGGTCGCCGAAGTTCACATTGACTGTCAGGAATCCCTCAATGGGCGGGCGCGCCTCGTATGCGGGGGCCCAACCGTTCAACAGATCCCACATGAATTGCGTGAGGACAGCGGCCATACCGTCTTCGCGCTCCCGGTTTCCGGCGATAACCGGTGCCATCTTGATCGCCAAAGCCACGCCGCTCTCGGCTACTTGAACATCAACCTTCCCCACCGCGATATCCGGAGTCCCGCTAGCTTCCAGCGCAGCATCTTTGAGGGAGTTCACGTGGTCCTGCATAGGATCAACGGAACTCACACCCTCAACGCGTCCGAACTTGCCGCCTTGGCGTAGCTCCAAGACGCTAGCCGGAGCAATCACCCATTCCGTCTCGCTCCCGTCGGCCGCGCGTGGGCTTCCGGAGTCCGTCCAATAGACACCAATGCCAGATAAGGCAATTGACATGTCCTCGTCAGTCATCCCCTGAGTGATGCCGGCGAACACGGTCTCCAGGCCCTGCAACATGGAGAATCCAAATGGGCCGCTGTTGGTGTTCTTGAAGTGGTAGACCGGAATGGCTTGGATCTCGGCCGGTAGCATGAATCCCACGAATGCCTGGCTAGTGTAGCGCTCGTCCCACACCACCCAATCAGGCGCGTCGGCCGGCTTGAGATCCGCAGCGGTCAATGGGAACCTATCATCCCAACCGTTGGACTCAAAGAACTCCATGCGGTAGTAGATCCCACCGATGGTTGAGCCCGGAACCTCTGCCTGGTCCGCCTCCGTCAGGATTCTTTGGTAACGCTCGCGCTGCGCCACCGTAGTCTGGCCGTCCGGGGAGGACAAGAGGGTAATGATGTAGCAGCCGGCGATCCGCTCCGAGTCCGTCCCCATTGGAATGGAGAAGTACTGGGCGCCGTCAAGCAGAGTAATCCGGAGCCGCTGCCCCTCCGGCTTGCTAGTGTCCGCGCTCAATTGCAAGAATGCGTCACCGCGCCTGAGCATAGTTCTCTTTGCTTCTGCAAACTTCACTACGAACTGCTCGCGGTCGAAGAGCGCCTTCGCCCAAGTAGCCAACTCCGCTTGGACCTCCGGGGTCGCCGGACTCTCCGGAGGTACCTCGTAGCTCACCGTGAGATCTTTCCCCAGATAACGGTTGGTCCCCTCCAGGACCGCGCGCGCAAATGGAATGAAGCGCTTCCCCTTGTTATCCGTCTCCGTCCTGAGTAGAGCATCAAACGCTTCGTTCACGTTGTTGACGATATCGTCATACGTCCAATAGGACTGAATGCGCTGAATGTCGCCCTCTTGTTTGCCGTTGACGTATGTGGGGGCAGGGCGACCCAGCGCCACCGCCGTTGCGTATGGGGATACCACGGGTGCTCCTCCTCCGGTTGGTCAATCCTATCTGGTAGCCTTAGCCTTGTTCTGGCGGGTGGACACGTACGGACTACCAAGCATCCCTCCAAACAGCCGTCCCAACGCTTCCGGGGTATGGTCATCTTTCTTCAACGGGTGCTCCGGGGCGGAGCGCCCGCGCTCGCTTGCCTTCTCGGCCGTCATTGGGTAACGGTAGTCGTTGAACTCTCGGATCGTGTTAATGCATTGACGATTCACAGTCAGTTGCGGTCCGGCTCCGCCCAGGATACCAACCTTCAGCTTGCGCCGGAACCATTCCAAACGATCGTTGATCGCTAGACTGCCCGGATCCATACTTCGCACTTTGAGCAATTGTTCTAGTCTACGGGTCCGGTCCGGCTCGGCTGGGTCCGGGTAGAAACCACGGAGCGTCACAGGGTTCATCCCGCGCTCCTTTATGATCTCCGCCATCTCCTCCGTAGTCCGCCCAACCTCATAGACCTCATCCAGTACGTGGAAGCGTTGATGGCGCGGGTCCGTCTGGACAATCAACCAAACAAATGGGTTAGTGAATCCGTAGTCCGCGCAGGCCCAAGTCTCCCAGCCGGCCCGGTACTCCTCACTATTGACGTGTATCTCTTCATCAAAGTCCTTCAGCACACGCCCTACGTACTCTGTGAACAAAGCCGCAATCTCTTGGTTGAACATCTCTACGCTCATGTCCAACCACATAGCCCAGATCTCTGGGTGGATCCCTGCGGGCGCAATCACTCCATCGTCGCCCCGGATCATACGGCCTAGTTCCGCCAGCGCAACCTTTGCCTTATCCAAGCGCCCGTGCCGGTGCTGCTCGGAAAGCCACTTCAATAGCTCCTCGTTGACTCCGCCCGGGTACACATAAGGGTTAACCCAAGCCGGAGCGCGCCAAGACTTCCAATCCATACGCTCCGGGTCCTGCCCAATCATCCAAAGGTCATAGAACCAGTTTTTGCCTTCCGGGGTAGACCCAAACTGCGCCCAACCACCGAAGTCCGCCAGCGTTGGGCGTACGTACTTGATCCAAGTGGACGGCTTGAGCTTGGCCGCCTCCGAGAACACTACTCCCGAAAGCCCTTCACCAACTAGGGTCGCCGGATACTTGGCGCTCTTGGCGGATATGATGAAGCGGCGGTTAAAGAGACTGATTTGCATATTGCCGGACTCGGGGATGTTGTATGTCCCCGGATGGTCAAAGATAAACCCCAAGCGCTCCAGAGCCAAGTAGATGACGCGGAACTCCTTTTCGGCATCCGAGTACTCTGGCCCGACAATCCAGTACTCTCGCCGCAATCCCTTGCGCTCCAAGAAGTCCAACTCGGTCCAAGCGCCGAATGCCTCCGGTACAAGTCGATGCGCGCCCATCTGGCTCTTACCCGCCCGGCGGCCAGCCGCCACTACCTTGTTACGAGTCCGATCCAGCAACACTTCCCTTTGGAGTCCATACGGCACCCATTCCACTTCGTCCCATATGTGC